CCATACCATCATCATTGTCTAGCTGATAATCCACTGGGCATATGTCTAGCCATTCCCAAAAGTCCATGCGTTTACTCATTGTCTTGCGTCCTCTATTGTTAGTATCACCATTGCTATGAATAAGCCTAGTACTACGCCTGTCCATAGCGTAAAGATTATCATTGTCATTGTGTCCATGTCAATCTTCTTTATGTTATGTTGTGAAGTCTGCGCCATGCTACCCAAGTGATAGCTTGCATTTCATAGGCTTTAATACCATATTGATTAGCTAATTTCTTGTATTCACTTTGAAGAAACTGATACTCTTTCTTGCCAATGTTAGTCTTGTCATTGGTTAAGCCTATCCGTTCACCATAGTAAATATTCCTAGCGTGTCCGTCAATGGTACAGGTATCTTCACCCATGATATTCTCAAAGAAGCATACTATTTTCTGCCCATTTAATTGTCGTTTAGTCTCTTCATAGTCTGGCATAGATTCCAGAATACACCAAGCCTTTTCTTTCATCTTGTGATAGGTACTAACTTTGACGGATTCCATATGATCACCATTGATAAATGCTTCTATTAGATCATGACCATTGGTTATATTCCTATCCCATTTATTATTTGGTGATAATGCCGCAACAACACCAACAACAATATATAAAGGCATTTCAAACTTATCAGCAATCTTCAAACACTCAATGTTTGCTATCTTGTACCAAGTGAAGCCATGCTTTCGTTCTTCTGGTGTTGCTAATTCATAGATTGTTTTAATATTCTCAATAGTCATGATAATATCCTCATGCTTGGGTTATAGTGATGACACTAAAGGAAATGTCATCACTTGTCAATGGTGTTTATTGAGTGATGCTAATATCCCTAACACCACCAAACTTTTTCTTACTGAAGACTGGAACAGATAGATAGTGACTAGCTTTTCCAAAGTGTAGTCCAGTAAATGTTTTACCGAAAGAGAGACCATAGCGTTTCTTAACTTGTCTTGGACGATAGCCATAGATTGCTAAAGTTTTCCCAAAGAGTTTTGTCGTATAAGTTTTCATTGTCGTATATCCTACTAGAAGTTAAAAGTTAAGGCTTAGACTGGCTAGTCACCTTTCCACCTTGTCACCTTGTTATCTGTACCTAGTACATTGTCGCTAGTGATTCGGCTTGTGTTTGCATAGGCTTAAGATAATGGCAAAAACGAAAATAAAACAAAATAGGCAAAACGCAAAAAGATGAAATAAAATCATAACTCATTGAAAACAAACAAAAGAAAAAGCAAAAACAGATAGAGAAACACAAAGAGACAAAGCAAAACGCCAAAGAAACGCAAGGGAAACGTCAAAGCATACGTCAAAAACCCGTCATGGCACGCATGAGAAACGTCAAGAAATGCCAAAGCGTCTGTTTTTTGACAGAATGAGGCGTGCGTGCGCGTGGGGGGACTCGCGCGAATGTTTATATTATATACCGTCTCAGATTTTTTTGAGTATTTTTGGTTGGTATATAGGGTAACACCACAAGAAGAACAAGCCATAGTACCATATAGTACCCCTAAGACCCCCAAGTGTGACCAAAGTATAAGCTTATATATGCACAGGGGGGTCTCTTCCATAGGGTAACTTTAGAGATTCAACCAGCCTTCTTCTTGTTGTGTTCCCATAGTAGATACGTTTAAGCCATTCATAAACTTATATAGCTCTTCTTCTAGTAGTTCATTCCTTTTACTAACCATTTGCTTGTCAGCATCAGCAGCCATCTGGTCTACCCAGTACTGAACAGCCATAGCTAGTACGTCAAGTCTATCATCGTGAGCCAAAGCACCACGCTGTTTAGTAATCCTAGTCAACTGATACGTCAGCATATACTTCACAGCCCTCTCAGGCGGCATAGACTGTACGCTATCGTAATCCTTTTGAATTACTTTAGGGTCTATAACTAGCTTGTGTTGGTTCATGACAGGCTCTAGCGTGTCAATAATCCTATGTTCCTTCTGCTTGCTGTGGCGTACCTCTTCCATACTTACTGGGTAAGTCTTCTCTAAGTATGGCTTCATAAGCTCAGTGAACATACCGTCACCAAAGTTACTCTCAACCAGCACCATATTAACCCTATGCACCTTAGCAAGGTCTGCAAGGGTCTGTAGTGTCTCCTGAGAATACCCACCAGCAATACCACCAGCGTCTACAACGTAAAGGAAACCATTAAGCATCTTCACAATGGCGTATGCAGTCTCGTCAGAGCCTCTACCAGAGGGGTCAATGGCAAGGATACTGCCTGTATACTCAGACCGCCCTAGCGTTTCCTCAGGGGCATAGAACTTATCCCCACTGAGACCTACGTTAGGTAACTCATTGAGGGGCTTCATGATGCCATACACCACTTTTTCAGGTGCTGTGTCCCTGTCACAGGACATAATCATCAAGTCTGCAAGCTTTAGCGGATACTTATTAGCGTCAGAAAGACTAGTATCCAACATAAACTGGAGAGCAAAACCAGACCTACCATAACTTAGTTCTCTTTCTAACAAATCTTCGTCATCAAATCGCTTAGAGTCCGTAGGAAGCCCGTAGACAGCCTCTAGGTTGTCCTGAAGGTATTCATACAGCGAGGGAGCTAGACGGCCTCCATAGGCCTTCTCTGCCCTTTCTAGGGTAGGGTATCTAGCTGGCCAGACTCTCATGTCATAACCACGAGTAGTAAGGGTATTATAGAGGCTCATCTCGTTCTGAGGTGTACCTAGATAGATAATCTTACCGTCAGGCTTAAGAACAGCGTCAAATTCCTTAACAGTCTCCCCAAGCTTCTCACGCATCATGTGTGTCATTGAGTTGTTGGGTACTTCAACGTCATCAGCAATGATAATGTCAGCACGAGAACCAGTCAACTGACCAGTCACACCCACTGACTTAACGCTAGGAGACCCTGAGGCCTTCGCTGGGGCTACGTCAAAGGCAATCTTAGACCACCTCTGCCCATCCTTTGCCACTAGGTGTTGGCATATAGGTAGCTCAGTAATAATCCTCTGTGTAAATGTAGAGAAGTCATCAGCCCTAGCCTTACTAGCAGACACCACCATGAACTTAAGCTGTGGGTCTAGGAGGAGTTGGTGTACGACATAGGCTGCTGTGATGTAGCTTTTACCTACCCCACGAAAGGCTTCAATAATGCAACGCTTTGGTGAGTGCTGTAGGTAGTGTGCTATGTCGTATTGAATAGGTGTTGGCTCTGGGAGTCCTAAGTGTTGCCATACAAGATAGGTAAAGTTCCTAAAGTCTTGTAGTTGTTCTGGTATCTTAGTCATCATACATAATGTCTATAGGGTGGTCATGAGTATCTTCTGCTTTAGCCCACACTGCATTGATTGGTGCTACAGAAAACTCAAAGGTAGTATCACCAATCTTGTGTCCTGACACTGCTCCTTCTATCTTGAAGCCTGTAGCAGCAGTAGGTTCAGTAGTATTAGTACCAAAGCCTACCTCAATAGTATGAGCATCGTGATGGTTCTGAATACAGAGATAAGTACGAGTATGGTCTTCATCTAGTATCTTAGTCCAGTTACCACCAGTCAGTGTCTTCTGTTCTGTTTTAAGTGAAGCATTAGCTGCTACTGTCATTGTACTGCCTCCGACATATCAAAGGGTAAGCTTTCTAA